GTCTTAACGCGGTGGTCAGCAGTGGTGATTTTGTCACTATCGGTGCCTGTGTTGACCAGGACTATGCCAGCACCATACTTGTCCATAGCAGCCTGTATAGCTCGGAGCCTGGTGACTCCCTCCGGCCTAAAGGAGGCAGACTTGCTGGACTCCACGGGGCCTGTGGAGTGGTAGAAGGAATACTTGTACCAGCTATTGAGGTCACCGCTGGAGTCTGCATAGGAGTAGTAGAAGGTGTCCGCTACCAGAGTCACGGTGCCTATGGCAGTGTATGCTCCTCCGAGAGAGCTAGAGCGGTACACACGGATGCTCTCGTAGGTGTCAATCTGGGTGTCTATGTCCTCTACTATGAACCGTAGAGTTACTGACATCTCTACTCCTTAGGCTACAGCCGAGCCTCTATTAGGCACACCGTCTACACTGGCTCCAGCATAGGCGTCCCTGAGAGGCAGCACACTAGGTGCAATGTATACGCTGTTGACAAGGTTAACGAACAGGTCATCAAGGTCATCATTGAAGAACACAGGCTGGAACCGCCCGCCATCCGGCCCAACACTGATACCTGCCCAGAGGGCACGGAGATCATCAGCAGCGGCCTCGGAGATAGCCGTCTCTGAGCCCCAGGTGGTGCCCCCATCGGTGGATTTCTTGTAGACGGCGGTTCCATCCTTGAGGTAGGCCACATAGATGTCATCGTTCTGCTGGTTGATGAACACGGCCACCTGGATAGCGTTGTTCGTGTTGACCAGTACGCTCGTTACACTACCTACGTCCCCAACGCTGTCCGCCAGGTCGAAGACCCACAAGTCAGCAGTAGGTCCAGATATAATATCCCAGGCAGCTAAGATTACGTGGTTGTCACTGTGGCGGGGCGCCGCCGACATCTGGTAGAAGCTAGCATCATCGGCCATACTGGCCGCTATAACAGATTCGCTCCACGAGTCGCCTGAGTTATCATAGGCCTTAAGAGTGATCTCATTGGCCGACCTATCCCAGTAAATACACCAGATGTCGTCCTCGTCTGTTTCATTCCCTGGCACAAGCAAGATGCCGTCAACGGCGTTACCGTCAGCTAACTGTGCCCTGCTAGTCCAGGTAGCTCCATCATCCGTAGAGCGGTAGAAGCCAAACTCCCCGTCAGCGTCCCCCCAAAAGCCAAGATACAGGTTGCCACCTCTCGCCCTCACTATGTCTACCGTCGCCTGTGACCACGTCCCATCAACAAATGAGGTTCCGTCAACTACCGTTAACTCTGTACTGAGAGAGTCATCCAGAGTGTCAAGGTTACGGTAAAAGAGGTCATCACCATCAGTCCCAGTGTAGGCTATATGGATTAGTGTGCCTGCATTGCCTGGCGTCCACTTGTCATACCAGATGCTAGCCTTAGCAACTGTGGCCGCCTTGACGCTGACTGCGGTAGCCCAGGTAGCTCCTCCATCAGATGTCTTCCGGTATACGAGGTCGGCAGAACCGTCTACGAAGAAGATGTAGGCAGTGTTGACGTTAATCCAGACTGGACCTAGGCATACACCCTTGCGATACAGGAGTGAGTCAGCCGAGGTGCTAACTGCTATGTCAGCCATCGGTCACTAGATACCGGCTTCTCTGACCTTTTTCAATAGGAACGCAACCTCCTTGGCTAGAAGGTCGATTTGCCTTTGCAGACGCGAGGTCGCATTCGGGTCGGTGTCATAGTCCTCGGCGATGCGGGCCAGCTTCGCCTTTAGTGATTCGGCCATGATGTCCTCCTACTCTGCTGTACGAAGAATACCTGTGATGGTGATGTCATAGACGGCCGCCGTAGTAACGGTGCCGCCCATCTTTTCCACGATGCGGATTTGGTCACCCCAATGGCCTGGCTTTAGGGTATCGGCCGTCAGTGTTGCCATCTCCCGGTCACCTCCTGCAGCAGCCACGTCATCGGAACCTTGGCGACCAAGCGGTATATGGACGGTCTTCTCTATCAAGCCCGCAACAGCCTGTGGGAAGGCATAGAAGTCCTCCCAATCGGCGTCCGTGTCCTCATCAGGAGTGTCAGTCACGGCCCTCTGGAGATATATGTCCATAGTGGGAGACGTGCCTGCCAAGGCTGTGTTGACATCCAGATAGGCTATAAGCTCCTTGAACTCCTCTACCAGTCGCCCGCCGACGTGAAGCACGTTCAACACCTTAGCCGCGCCAGTAGTCGCAGATGTGCGGGCGCTGATGACCTTTTCGCGTACAACTCGGCCCATAGTCCTCTCCTACTTCCTAGCTTTGCGTCGTTTGTGCTTAGGATGGGGATTACCCTCGGAGTGGTACTCTCCTATAACTTCTCTAGTGGTACGAGGCTTCATACCGTGTTCTACCCCATGCAGAAGCCTTATCTGTGCAGCGGCCTTTGCAGGAGTAGTGGCCTTGGCATGAACCCCACCAGGGCCAGTCACTTTGACCTTTCCTTTGCCAACGCTGGTTGTCTTGTAGGGCATGGTGTACCTCCGGTGGTAGGCGGCCAGTATGTACCAACCGCCTACCACCCATAAGCCTGGCTAGATTAGCTTCTCCACACCTTGCGTGAGCTCCAGGTCCACCGCTGGGATACCCAGGGAGACTAGAGGCTCAATGTCGGCCCTGAGAACAGGAACCACAGGGGTTGAGCCACTAGAGGTTCTAGTGCTCAACTTAACCTTGGTCACAGTCTGTCCACTGGCAGGAGTGGGAATGTAGACCGCACGAGCGATCTCAACGTCGTCGTCCGACTCGTCTATCGTAGGAAACTGACCAATGTGGAAGTCGTTGGCGCCTCCATCAATGGAACAGAGGACCTGGATGTCGCAGACCACAGTGGTTCCTGTGACGGTTCCCAGCAGTATCCTGATAACAGCCCAGAAGCCTCCCTCTGTGTCCTTCTCAGCGCCCTTGTCACCAGTGCCAGCCATATCGGTTGACGCGGTGATAAGAGCCAGATTCACGTCCTTAGCCATGTTCTATGCTCCTTCTGTTTCAGCTAGTTGTTCTTGCCGTTCAGGTGTGGCAACTACCGTCTGGGAGCCATCGGCCAGGATGTCCTCAGCGGGCCTGTCCCTCTCCAGCTTGTAGCCTTCTAGGACCCACCCGAATTGAGGATGATAGTAGTCCCAGTGCCGCATCTTGGCCTCACGCAAGGTGAGAGCCACTGGTCGATGCTTAGTCCACTCCTCACCATCAGGCGACACGCGAGGAACATCTCTGAACAGCTGACCGTTCTTCTCATAGACACCAGGCGGTAGGTCTGCCATAACTGCCTCCTTATGCGTCAAGGATACCGTAGAGCCTCGCGGCTGCACGGGGATGCTTTAGGACTAGGCCAGTGTACCACTCAATTCGACCCAAGTGGTAGGGACCAGCCTCTACCTCTCCAAAGTCCCTGACTGAGGGTAGGGACATACTTTGGATACCATGGAGGTAATCAACCCCCATGCGGGTGCAGTAGATACTGGCGGTGTCACTGGAAGCGTCACCAGGGTCCTCGTCGTAGAGGAAGAAGGATGTACCATCGTCCTCACGACGCACGACTCGGATTGGAGTACCAGCATAGGCCACCTGCTGCTTGCCAAAGGCGTCCTGGGTGAAGTTGATGAGGCCAGAGCCTTGGACGGCTCGGACCAGAGTGGTCACCTTGCGCCTTGCAGTAGGAGACATCCAGAGCACCTTGTCCCCTCCGTCACCAAGGACGGAGTCTAGGAGCTCGTCCAGCCTGGCAAGAGTAAGGGCACCTCCACCAGCGGCTTGGATAATCTTCTGGTTGCCGGTCAACCTCTTGCGGAGGCCGTCGAACTGGTAAGGGTCAACAGCGGTGTCCCCCTCGAAGAAGGTCTCCGAGAAGGTGATGCCAGCTTGACGAGCCTTCATCCGGTACTTCTCGGCCTTGAGATTGAGCAGGTTGGACATCGCTTTGACCTCAAAGTTGTCCACCTTGACCTCACCACCAAGAATGACTAGAGGCTCGAACAGGGGATTGATGACACCCGCATCAGGCGTGTAGGTCCCACCTACGCCACGCCATGTTACAGTGCCCAGGTTAGCCTCACGGTGATACCGAAAGGCTGGCCCGGTGATTGTCTTCTGCGGCAGATACTCCAGGACAGGAGAAGCCTCGACGATGATCTTCGCCACTGACCTCTCTAGCTCGTCCTGGCTGTGCTTTGCCGCTTCGAGCATGGTTATGTCAGCCACGGTCTAACTTCCTTTCTTCTTGAATTTTCCACTAAGAGCACTTTCCAGTAGGACGTTACTATCGGTCTTAATCAAGTCCGGAGTAGGTCCGGTCGAGCGCCCTGAAACTACAGCAGGCCTCTCGCCATCTATCTCAGGCAGGTGTTCCTCTTTGTAGGCTTCCCAAGCCTCTTCCTTGAGTTTCTCGGCCATCCCTGTGGCCTCATGGGTGAGTATAGCCTGGAACACGGCCTTCTTCCATACTGCAATACCTTCGGCTTTCAGATGCGTGAAGTGTTCAGGCTTTAGGCTTTCCTTCACCTCAGCCGTGAGCTCTGACTCCTCCAGCAAACTGGATACCGAGGATACCTCGGAAGCGTAGCTGTAGATTTGAGACGCCTGTGCTATCGCGCTAGCGTTAGGTGTCCCGCTGGCCTCTTTACGTTGCTGGTATCTGGCATAGGCAGTAGCAGCTTTTTCGTCACCCGCTATCTCCGCAGAAATCTCCTCCTGCGTCATGCCCTGGAAGTGTGTGTCCTCGGCACGTTCAGCCTCGGCCTGCTTGGTCTCGGCCTCAGTGATGGGACGCTGTTGCTCCAGGGCTGCGGTAGTTTGAGCCTGCGCTGCTTTATCCATCCAGCGGTTAAGGACAGGTCCAATGTCCGGATGTTCGAGAAGTACCTTCAAGGCCCCATCGGGTTCAGCCGCTAGGTCCTTGAGTGGGTCCTCCTCTTCATCACCCTTCTTCTTGCCGTCCTTAGGTTCGCCATCCCCTTCAACCTCAACCTTCTCCTCCCCCTTGGAGGCCGGAATATCCTCGCCCTTAGGCTTGGCATCCTTCCCCTTTGGAGGCGGCTGGTCTTGTGGTGAAACGGAGTCTTTACCTTCAACAATAGTGGGGTCCGCCTCGCCTGCAATCTGGGCTGCTAGCTGAGCCATCTCAGCCTCAGGCGTACCCGCTACTAGCGGTGCTTCCTTGGTCTCAGGCTTGTCTGGCATGATCTCTCCCATTCGTAGACACGCTATGGGCTGCTATGCTCATCTTAGCGTGTCTGCTGCTATCTGTCAATGGCATAGTGTCATCTCCTTTTGATGCTGAGAGCCTACAGACCGTCCTCACGCTTATGCCCATAACCTCAGCAATCCATTCTACAGTGCGACCCTCGGAACGGAGGAGGTTTATCTGCAACTCCCGCATATGAGCACGGATGGATGCCGCACCATGCTTCAACTCCTCCTTGCACACTGGCAGAGGGCAAGTGAGGCAAGCGGAATGGAGGTCACAGCCTACATCACGGTAGTGGACAAACTCGGGTGGCGCATCGACAGTCTGCATACTATCCTCTACCTGGCAGACTGGCTTTGGTGGGACGGACAGGCGACAGGCCATACCACTTGCCAAGGAGTGCATCGGCATCGGGATGGGTCAGCCTATACCTGTTGCGTAGCTTGGACACCATGGAGGTTACCTTGTTGACTATATCCAGGCGGGACAAAGTACGTGATACTTCCTCCAGAGGAACACCTGAATCAGCGAGAGATTGCGACTTGTTGAGGAGATAGTCGTTGAGGTTCAAGTAGGGATTGAACTCCTCATTCTCTCGCAGGCGACTCCATACTAGGTCCTCAATGGCCCAATACTCGTCCAGGTCTGACTGGGCCTTCCTAAAGGCCGTGACTGTGGGTGTATCGTAACGGCGAAGGTAACTCTTGACCAGTTGAAGGTTAGTCGAGGACAGGCCCTCTAGGGTGGCGTCCCTGGCAGCGAAGAACCTGTCCCAGTCCACACCACCTGTCATCAGGTTCTTGAAGTCCTCCCCATTGATGCTAAAGTAGGCATCTATAGCGGCGTTGACGCCTGCCTTGTCCTTGCCAAACTTGAGCCCGAAGTCGTTGACGATTTGATCTCGTCGGGCGAAGAACTCCATCTGGCGGCCTCGGTAGTTATCCTTCCAGATAGAAGAGGCCAGCTCATCAGCAGCGAGAGCGGCATCGTCCTCAAGCTGTAGCTTCTCCTGAGCTACGCGAGTCCCCTCCAGCTTCTCAAAGCCGATGCCTTCTTTGGTCTTGACTCTGTAGCGGCTCTCATGCTCCAGGCGCTCCTGGGCGTTCTGCACCCTGGGGTCAGTGGCGATGACCGCAACGGCTGGAGCGTTCTCCTTAGAGAGAGCCTCATAGTTATCGAAGTCCACATAGGGCTTTTCACCTAGAGCCTTCTTCTCCTGGAACACTGACTCTTGGGCATCCTCAAAGATGCTGAACGCAGAGCGGGGGAAGGCACGGCCACCGACAGTTTCAGTAAGGCCTGCCAATACACGCTGCTCTAGTGGCCCTCTAGCCTCAAATAGAGCTTCCAGGTTCAGTGGCAGGAACTTGCCAGTGGCGTAGTCCAGCAGTCTGCCAGGGTCATCTATGAAGGTATTGAGGTCCACCTCCTTGCCCATGAAGTCTTCACCTTCTATGAAGTCGAGGAGTGTGCCTGTGGTGGGAGCAGTACGGCTGCGAAGGTAGTTGGCCAAGGGGTTGTCGAAGGCAGCTTCCTCCCAAGAGTCAAAGTCCCAACTGTCCTCTCGGATGAGACGGCCCAGGAAGCCTAGTGTGGCTCTGTAGGCACTGCCGAAGCCGTACTCGTTGCCACCCATAGGAAGAGAGAGGAACTTACCACCAGATGCAGGATTGACGCGCTCCAGTGCTTCCTCATGGGAGAGGCCGGCAGCACGGGCGAAGCCGTAGAAGGCTGAGAGACCTCCAAACAGCATGGTGCCGAGGGCTCGCTGGGCATCTCTGGCAGGTACGCCGTTGCTCATGGCCCAGCCTAGCATACCGAAGACGGAGCGGGTGTAGCGTGGAGAGTAGAGCAGGAAGGCTGACTCCACCTGGCGCTGAGTGGTGGCTAGGCCTAGACCCATCAGGTCAGTGGTGCCTAGCTTAGTCTTGACGTAGCCTGCAAGACGGAACAGTTCACCTTCTAGCTGTTCCGCAGGGAGACCAGCAGCAGCCCTGCCAGTAGTAGGCAGGATACCCACCGGAGCC